TTTTGCCTTGATAGGAATGCTCCAGCTCTCTAAGCCTATCGATGATCGCTTGATCTGTGAGTTGATAGATTGCATCCAATGGGATGAAAAAATCCATGATGATGCTATCAATCGCCAACCTTGCTAAAAGTGCATTGCCTTTCATGTTGCTCCTAAGTGAAATAGTGGCTCGTGGTTGCCTATTCGTTCAATGCTCTTCTTGTGATAGGTTTCATCCCTCTCAATGCAAATAAACCTTCTATTGGTATTCATGCACGCGATGGCCGTTGTACCTGATCCACTGCAATTATCTAAGACTAGTTCGTTCTCATTGGTATAGGTTCTTATTAAATATTCAAATAAGGCTAGTGGTTTTTGAGTAGGATGTAATCCTCTTTCAACATCAAAATAGAGTGCATTTCTAGGATAGTTAACATAGGCTTTGCTTATGTGTTCTTTGTACTTTTGATTTGTTTTGTCACCGTACATTTGCCTATTGAAATCATTGTTCTTTGCTTGCTTTGTACTTTTTACACGATCATCAAAGTTAAAAGTAAAAGGGGGGTTCATAGATTGCAAAGTTTCAAAGTTCAAAAAGCCCGGCATCTGATCAATCTTGAAACATTCAATCAATTGATCATAGGTTTCTTTTGTACATAGATCAAATTGAGAAGAGGCATAGCGGAAACAATGATCTGCGGATTGACCTATTTTATCAATGATTTGTTTTTTAGAGATACCTATGAACTCATTTACTTGCTTGAAATATGCTCTCAGTTCTTTGTTAAATGCTCTCTCTATATCGTCTTTTCTTGGTGGTCTAAAAACTAGCACATTTTCAAAAATTCTTAAGGGCTGTATGCCTGCTAAGGCAAAGTTTGAATGTTGGTTCTTTATCCACACATAATCATGGTTAAACCAAGTTTTCCTATAACACATTAACTCAGCACAGAACATACCTTGAGCAGTTAAAACGATGTTACCATTGTCTTTGATTACTCGTTCATACTCAGCCCATAACCTATTTAAAGGGATAATAGAATCCCATTCGCAAGCCGTTGTACCATAAGGCAAGTCGCAAAGGATCATGTCAACCGACTTCGATGGGATTGATGGCATTAGATCAAGGCAATCGCCTAAATGGATTTTGTTTTCTTCTAGCATTTGTCATTCCTAGCAAGTGAAAGAATAGAATAGCCTGCTATGTCCATATAAGGACTTTCACCAAGTGGATCATTATCCCTTGCAATCCTTGAGATTTTATCAAGCATGCGAATGATCACATGAAGGTCTTTGTATTGCTCAACTCTGATCCCATTGGGATAAAGCAAAGATAGAATTTGAGTTGTCTTGTCAAAGGCGTTGCCATAGGCTTCATCTTTGATAGATAAAATTGATGCTAGATCATCAGTGATCTTTTTGAATTTGTCTTGCATTTTAATGACTTCTCATCGCTTTGATATGTGATTGCACCAAGTTAAGTTTGCTCTTGACGGTTGGAGATGTAGTAGGCACAGGCTTGTCAGCTATGATCTCGCTATCTCTCCAAAGCCAATTAATAACATCGTATCTCAATGCGTCTAGTGGATCTTCTCGACCATCCTTTTTAGGTGTTTCCTTGCCATCCCAAGCATAGGATAAGATCGCTTTTCTAAAGCTGTTGCCCATAGAATTTGCTCCTCTTTCCCAAACCTCAGAGGTGCATAAAATTCTCCTTTGATGGATCAACCTTTTAACTCGTTGGATGCCGTTCAAAATGTCCGTTCGTATTGGATCAGTGCACCACCTAAAAGGCATACCTATGCCACCTTGATCAGCTGGCTTTGAAAGTTCATGAAAGGCTGATTGAGCGGTACGATCTGATCTAGCTGATCCAGCCTTATCACCGCTTGCACCATCAAGCAAAATACGATTGGGATACTTCTTAGCCATATCTCTAGGACAAGCAATCTTTAATATCTCTTTGGCAAGCTCTGAAAGAGTGATCTCTTGTGGATTGATCTCAGCACAGATGACATCAGCTTCTAAAATAGGATCATGAGTTAAGATCAGAACGGACGGCTTTCTAAAGCCAAAGTCAATGACAATCCTTGATGACATGCTCTGATCATATCTCCAATTGCTGACAACATGGGATAAAGTCCATTCGCTATATATCACGCCTTGAGGTGGTCTAGGTTGATTCTCGACCATTGCCAACCGTTCGCTTTCAGGCAAGTTCTTGACTGCATCAAACCAAGCTTCAGATAAGTTGGCTTTATTCACATGGCTTGCATAAAAGATTGGAGTGCATCCAGCCTTCTCAGCAAAACTCACCCACCAAGCATCCCATACAGGCAAGCCTACCATGATGAGTTTAGGCGATGGCCCTGATCTAAGACGGCCAAGAGTCTTTTGTGCTACTTCCTCAGAGAGAGTTTGACACTCATCAATCAAGGCAAGACCACTTGTGATATTGAGCCCCTCAAGTGGATTATGTGTGGCATCTCTTGTGCCCGGTCTGAAATAAGATCGACACCAAACAACATGCCCATTTGGAGCAATCCACTTGCCATCTTGCTGATGATAAACCCAACCATAAGGGGCAAGCCACTTCTCAAGCTCTGGACCAAGCACTGATCTATATCGTGGAGCGGTATCAGTGACTAAGAGAGATGACTTATTGGGATGAATACTTGACCAAGTCCACAAGGCAAAGACTAAAGCTGAAGTCTTGCCACTGCCCCAACCTGCTCTCACTGCAATGAAGGCATCATCAGAGTAAATCAAGCGATCAACTAGATCGATTTGCAGGGGATTGAGTTTTAGTTCAATATCAATCTTCTTCGTCTGTGCCATGGTCGTTCTCATTTGGGAGTTCATGCTTGATCTCGATCGTTTGACCATGCTTTTCTTTTTGCACTTGCTGGATGACATTGATGATCACCTTGCTATCATCGCTCTTTGTATTCATATCAATCGTTTGCTTTTCTCCAAACTCAGAAGGGAATTTGCGAGCTAGTAGCCATTGAGATGCTCTGACATCGTTCTCTGAATGTCGCTGGATATTCTGAAGATGCTTGATCTTTAAAGAGATTTCAGCTCGCTTGATATCAGCCACCAACTCAGGCTCAGACTTCATCCAGCCGTTCCAAGTGCTATATGCAACACCAACAAGGGAAAGGGCATCAGCTTGAGAAAGACCTTGAGAGATAAACTCAAGCACTTGCTCGATTGATATCAATCGCTTTTGCCTTGCAATTTCAGATTTATCCTCTACTGGCTTTTTTGATAGTGCTGTGCTACTTTTGCCAGCTTTAGAATCAACTATATCATTTTTAACGATCTTATCGGTTGTTTTACTCTTTGCCATGATCATGCTCCATAAAGTAAATTGGGCTTTGCCCTGTCTTTTCTGCGAGTATTTTAGCAAGATCATAACCAGCTCTTTGCTTTCCTCGTAATGCACAAACGATTGTTTTTTCTGTGTATCCGATTTCTTTAGCTAAATCTTTAATGCTCATCCCTGTCTTCTCTTTAACGAGTTTGGTCTTTTCATTCATTGCCATGATCATCCTCCAAGAAGTAAAGCGGGGACATACCTGTCTTTTCTGCTAGAATTTTGGCCAATGTATAGCTAGATTGATGCTTACCTCTCAGAACATTGACAATAGTCGTTTCATGATATCCGATTTCTTTAGCTAAATCTTTAATGTTCATCCCTGTTTTTTCTTTAACGAGTTTGGTTTTTTCATTCATTGCCATGATCTAGCTTTCTGATGATCTTAGTTGTGATTTTCTCAATAGCATCATCATCATCGATTTCAAGAGCAAGATCAATCTCATCTCTTTGGAGACCGTCAAGCAATATCTTTTCAGCCAGCTTAGAGACCTTGACAGCATGTCTATCGCTGATCGTGTCTAGTAGGCTGATCAGCTTAGTTGATACATATAGACTTAAAATCGATTTACGATCTTTAGGTTTCATCATAGAAATACAACCTCAGAGGCAATCACTTTGATGTATTGCTTGCCTTCATGTTCGTTGATAACAATGCGACCAATAACGGTGATTTTGTCGCCTTTCTTTGCTTGACTCTGAACGATCCTCGCAAAGTTGCCCCACATTTCACAACTAAACCAAGTCGTCTTTTCTTCTCCCTTTACCTTTTCACTATAGGCAACTGAGAAATTAACTACCTCTTTATCGCCAACTGTCTTGAGTTGTGGATCATTGCCAAGTCGTCCAATAAGTGTAAATCTATTGAGCATTATTTTTTATCCTTTAGTTGTTTGTACAAGTTTTGAATTTGTTTGATATGGTCTGTTGTGATTTTGGCTTTAGATAGATCAGCTATCTTTTCCTCAACCTCTTTATCTGAGAAATATTGTTGCTCAATTGCATTGTTATGATCTGCTACCATATCGCCAAATATGATATTG